GCTACTATAGAATATAATGATTTAAGATATGAAGAGATGTTAGCTCTTACTAAAGCTAATTTAAGAGGTTAATTATATGAGTATATTAAACTTATTAAGTGGTCAATCTGAAGATAATACAGAAGGAACAACTAGGTTAACAAATGTTAGTGGAAGTTTAGCTTTAGGTGGAGCAGCATTTTTAGTAGCTAAGGAAAATAGCTTTTTTAAATCACAAACAAAGAATGCATTTAGTAGTTTAACAAGCAATAGATTAGTGCCTGAAACTGCTAGAGCTGGTCAAGCTATTAGAGAGAATGTAAAATTTCTTAAAGAAGCTACTGAAAGAACAAAAAAAGAAGTTTTAGAAAAAGCAAAAGCTTCTATTTTAGCTGATGAAACATTAGATAGAATTTTACAGTCAAGTGATCGTGACGAAGCAAAAGCATTTTTAAATGCTATTTATGAAGAAATATCAGGTAGAGATATAGAAAGTAATTTTGATGATATTTTAAAACAAATAGATAGTGTAGTAAAAAATCCTAATAATTTAGCAGATACAAATAGAAATCAAATAAAAGAATTCTTTAGAACACATATAGCTACTGATGAATTAAGATTTGGTAGATTTCAATCTTCATATGAAAGAAGATTGAAAGTCAGTAACTTGTTTGAAAGAAAAGATGAAATATTTAAACCAATAGATAGGCAAATTAAACAAGAGTCTTTTAGTTTAAGAAGTTATAATGACTTAATAAACAATAATAAAAATTTAAATAGTACTACTAAAACTAATATTTTAAATAAAGTTAATAAGAGTTTTAATAGTATTAAAAATATGGCAGGTAGAGGTGCTAATGTATCTTTAGTTGGATATGATGAATATGATAGTGGAGTTAGGTCTTTATATGCAAGAGTTAGTTTTGATAGTAGCCGAACGTTAAATATTCCTTTACATTTAGAAAGAAATAGTGATGGTTTAATGTTTTATCGAGCTACTGAAAATCTATCTACTCGTTATCAAGCACCTCTTAGAGTAATAGATGCAAATGAATTACTTAAGGGAACAAGTTTAACTACTAGTAGCAATGAAGCTCTTCAAAGAGCAACAATGGATTTCGATCAATATGTATTTAAATCAATACAAAGCAATTTAAGTAACACTCGCGAATTTACCAATCTATCAGGTAGGAATATTAATGATATAAATTCATTTATAAGATCTTTTGGTATAGATGTTCCTAGAGGTATGGTTTATGGAACTGGAAGCAAAAGATTAGATCAACAACTTATGCATTCAAGAGTTGCACAGTCAGGAATTGGATTTATTACTGGCTTAGAAAAGATAAATAAAGAAGAAAGAAAATTAGTTCATCGCAGATTAATACAAATGTTCCCTGACACCTTTGGTGGTCCACCATCATCTCAAACAATTTTACAAAGATTAGAGAACCCCTTTCAAAGGGGTTCTGAACTTATGTTTAAAAACGTACAGTTACTAGGTCATGGGATTGCATCTATAGAACAGATGGATGTATTTGGTAGATTAGATAGATCTATTCAACCTCAAACTGCTCGTGAACAACAAATGTTTGGTAGACCAGAAGTTATTGAAAAAGTTTATGGTTTAAAATCTGATGCAACTATAGGTCAATTTTCAAAAAGAAAAATAATGGCAGGATCTGTAGGAGGTGAACAGTTAATAGGAATGAAAAACAATGCTAGAATGCTTGGTGTAAATGTAGCAAACATTATTGCATTTGGAGATTCTCAAGTAGAAAAGCTAGGTCTATCAGAAGGTATGAGTTTATTTGGAGGAAACTTTCAAATATCTAGTAGTCTTACTAAAACTGTAGTTGAAGAAGATCTTTATCAAACTAAACTTATGAAAAAACTAATAGATGCGGGAGATAAAGGTTTAAAGATAGGTAGTGCTAATGATGCAACTATGACGATAGATCAGTTCTTTAAAGAGTTTGGAGATAAAGAAGGTCGTGCAATATTAGGAAAACTAGATAAAGATTTTTCACATATCAAAAGACAAGGTGGACTTGAAGGTTTATTCTTAAAGGTAAGTGGTTTCTCAGAAGAAACAGGTAGAAAAAGATATCATATTAGTGGTCGCATGGATAAGAATTTTAGATCTGGTAAAGCATTTGGAACATTTTTAAAAGACACTTTAAAAAATGTAAATCAAGATGTGTTTAATGAATATTTGAATAGAATAAATGGCACTCAATTATTTAAATCAGCAGGCATGAATGTAAAATCATCAGTTTTAACTACTAATGATTTTATTAAGAAAAGTGAACAGTATTTAATGACTACTATGACTGGTGGTTTAGAATTGCTAGGTGGTGATAGCAGTAAACTTAAAACAAGATTAGGTGCTTCAATAGGTGGAGATACTAATTTCTTAACGAAAATAAATTCTAGATATAATACTGCATATAAAACATTAGACACAGTACCTGCTTCCCAAAGAGCAGGTACTCAACTACATGAATTTATAACTGAATTTACTAGAGTTGGTAGTACTTTAGATTCTAAAAAACTAGGTACATTTGCTTATACATTATCTTATGCAGCTGAGTTATCAGGTAAACCTACTGGCAAAAACTTTGGTTTAAATAAAGAAAGTTTTGCTCAAGCAGTAAAAGCAGGTTTGAGTGGAAGCAGTGTAGATGCTGAAGACTTTTTAAACAAAATAGAAACTGCACGTAAATCAGGAATCATGTTAGGTGCAGGCTCTATGTTTGCTGGAACTCATCATTCGGAGTTAGGAAGAAACTTAGCTAAAACAGAACCTCGTTTAGCTAACTATTTATATAGTTCCTTAAGAAGTAATTTTGGTTTTAGTCAAAATGAAGCAAGTCAATATATAGGATCTCTTGTTAGTAGACAACAAGGTATTGAAGGTAGAGCAAATGCTGTAGCAGGTATGCAACTTATGTCTGAATCTATATCTAATATAAGTGATAAAAGAGTTGCTGAAAAAATGAATAAGTTAGGTGTTGAAAAATTTACTCAGAAAGAAATTCAACAATTATTACAATTTGGAGATAGAGATAAAGATTTAATTGATTTTTTAAAAACAAAACAAACAGGCGGCATCTTAGACCTTGAAGATATAACATTTAAAGATTCAAATGCTTTAAACGAATTGAAGCAAGCATTGGGAGGTAAAAGTCAAATTTACCTCCCAGGTTCAGATGTTTTAGATAATATGATTGGTCATGAAATTCGTACAACACAAAAAGTATTAGATATAGAAGCAGAATACAAAAGAGGGTTAGGTAGCCTAGTAGGTAGTATTAGCTCCTTCGAAACTGCAGAAAATGTTAATCAATTAAACGTAGCAGTAAAAGGAGTTCAAGCTAGTAAAAGTCAACTAGCTAAAGTAACAGGTGCTGCTATGAGAGAATCATTAAGTGGCAGAGTTTTAGGTTCAGGTTCTTATGCTGGTGCTGGGTTGACGTTAGGTGGTGTAGGTGAAGAAATTTATTCTACAGATAGTAAGGCTCAAGGTAGAATAAGTAAAAAGTTTGAAAAACTTTATAATAAAGAAAAAGGTTATTTAGCATTTATAGATGCACAAACATATTTAGATGGTATGACTTCTTATAAAGCAGCATTAAAGAAAGAATTTCCTAATGCAACTAAGAAAGAAATTAATGAAATGATGACTGAATCATTAAAAGATTTCTTTTTAGGTATGCATAGAAAAGATGAAACAGGAGTATCAGGATTACTTCAACGTAATCCTACAATTGGTTTTGGGCATTATATGCCAGGTATGTCTTTATACAGATATGATTACGATAAAGATATTAGTGATTTTGATGAAAGAATGTTTAATGTTTTAAGAGAAGATCCAGATAATTTTAAATTGCAAATGGAAAGTGATAAAGCAAAAGCTTTATTACAAGATACATTTAATAAAGAAAAACAATTAATAAGAGAAGAAACAATTGCTAAAACAAGACAAAGCTTAATAGACCAAGGTGTTGATGTTGAAGCAATTGACAATGCTTTTGCTAAGCAAAAAGTTTTGCAAGAAGAACTTACTAATGCAAAAGTAAAAAGAAAAGAATTTTTAAAAAATTTAAATAATTTTTTTGGTGCATACAGTGGAGGTCAAAAAACATTTGACCAAGCACAAAACAAATTTGTTGATACCAACAAAGGTTACTTTGCTAAACATAAAGAATTTAAAAATATGTCATTAAAAGATTTAATGATGAAATACGAATTAGGTAGATCAAAAGGTGAAGCTGGTGGATCTCGATATTCAAACAAAAATTTAAGAGCTGAAATAAACGCACGTTTTGGTAATATAAACAAAATAGTAAGTGGTGGACCTAAATTAGAATTACAAGCATTTGATAACGAAATAGATGACAATGTAAATGCAATAAATAATTATTTAAGAAAAGCAATAGGAAAAGATGGTGAAGTAACACAACTTAGAGCTGCTTCTAAAAAAGAAGTTACAGATATCATTGATCTTTTAAAAGCTGAAAACAAAGTAATAAAACCATATTTTGATGAATATAATAAACAAAAACTAGGGAAAGAAGAATATAAAGCAAGAGTTAAACAAGCTCAAAAGAATGCAATGACAGAAGCTTATAATGAAGCATCTAAACAATTGCAATCTGGCAATAAAAGTATAGAAGGCTTTAAGCTAGAAAAAATGAAAAGAAGCAGAAGCTTGCATAACTTGGAAGAAGTTATGAGAGGTATAACAGGTGATGAAGGTTTTACAATTGATTCATTTAAAACTTTAACTCATATAGAAAGTAAATATAGTGATCGAGAATTTACTTTACAAAGAGGAACTAAAGAAAAAACCTACAAAGTATCTAATTTACTTAATAGAGTAATGAGAGACGTTCAACATTTTCATACGCAATACGGAGAATCAGGTGGAGGTTTAGTCAGATTTCCTAATGTAAATCTGACTGCAAACTTAGTAGATGAAACTGGAGAGAAATTAAGTACATATAGCGGTCGTATGGATTATAGTCGTTTTGCTATAGGTGACTATGATGCTGATATATATCAAATTTTCTTTGATACTAAACGTGACTTATCAGGCAAAATAAATAAACAAGGTTTTGAATCTGGTGGTCTTTATGAATATGGTGCAAAATTCCTTGTAAGCATGCAACAATTAGGGAAGGGTATGGAGAACTTAGGTGAGCGTTTAGGTAGTGGTGAATTAACATTGATGGAAAGCAGAATAAACGAATTAGAAAAAGAAAGAATTATAAAAGATGTAGGTGGATTAGATGTTCAAGTTAAAACAGGCATGTTAGGTTTAGTTCAAGCTTCTGCTGAAAGTGGCGACTTTAATAAAGCCATGAGACTACGTGGTTCTGGTGCAGCTTTAGTTTCAGTTGCACAGGAAGTTTTAGCTATCAAAGCTAAAAAACTTCCTCTTGCTGCTGACGTTGCTAGTCAATTTACTGATATACTAAGAGAAGGATTTAAAACTGGTAAAGGTGCTGATCGGTTACAAAAATTCTTTATGGAGAATATTTTAAAGGGTACTGCTTTAGGAGAAGGAAGAAACATAAGACTTGAAAACATAGAATTAAGTGCTATTCCTGATGGTGTAGCTAAAGATCAAATGAAAGAAAGATTGTCTAACATTCGAATAAATATGGACGAAATGTTTGAAACATTTGATGTTATGTTTAAAACGGTTCATGAAAGAGGGTTACAAAACTTTGGAAGCAATAGCAAAATGATGAATGCTTTGAATAGAGGAGGTCAAGCTAATATGGACATGCTAAACTTTTTGTTTAGCAAATATGGAAGCATGGAAGGTGGATTTATAGGTAAAGATTTTGATTTTCAAGAGTTTGACACAATTATGAATCGTCAACAAGAAGCAACAAAACAATTATTTAATCAATTTAAAATGCCTAAAATGGGTGGACTTGTTGGTGCTGCATTAGGAGCATCTTATCTAGTTGGTTCTATGCAATCAGTTTCTCAACTAGAAACTGATAATAAATTTTCAGATATGAAAGCTAGAGAAAGTTTATCTAACAAGAATTTATATAGACTTCAAGACAATGCTTCTAAAGATATACCAGTACAAGCTTTGGGTGGACCACAAAACTTTTATGAGAGACCTATACATTTAAATGATAGTTATGTAAACTTAACTAAATCACAACATGTTTTTGCTCATGCACCTACTGAACAAAGTGGTGCAATGATGGGTAAAATCATGGCTGATGCTGGCGGAAAAGCTAACTTCATGATACACGATCAAAGGCACCGTATATCACAATCTGAAATTACTAGAAATCTTACGAGTTAAAAATGATAGATAATTACAATCTTATTAAAGAAAACAATAATACAAATTTTGTAATAAACGATATAGAATTATTTGTTGATCCTACATCTATATCTATTCATAAAGAAAACTTAGAGTATTCTTATAAGACTTTAAGAAGTAAAGGTTCTACTAAAGTAGCTTCAGGAAATGGTGCGCTTCATTTACAATTAAATTTAGTATTTAGCCCAGAAATGATAATTCAATTACATCGTCTTATATGTCAAATAAGAAACATTCCATTTGTATATATAAGAAATGAATTTATTGAAAGATCTATAGGTTTAGGTACACAAACAAACAGCTGTCACTTTACAGTATTTGGATTTGCATTAAATAATCACCAATCTTCACCAGGGTCTTTTGTTTGTCAAATTGATTTAAGATACTTCAATACTCAACCGTACTCAAATACGGTTGAGTATTTACACGATTACAAGTATATATCAAAAGATGGAAATAAAACTTATAAATATACTCATGGTGTTTATGACCAATACAGTAGAATAAAAGTTGATGAAGTTACAACAAATATTAATAGTAGTTCTATAAACTTTAATGACTCGAAAAACATTGTTTATCAAAAACTAAATAAAAATAGTAACCCATATAAAAAGTGGGAATATGTTTACAGTCATTACGATCCTAGATTTTCAAATGCTTACAAAAGATATAGCAACTACATTCAATACCAAAGTTTAAAAGAAAACTTTGGTATTGATATTATAGTTACTGATAATAATTCTGATTACTCAGCGATAGATGTTCTTGTTCTAAATAGAAATTTATATAACTCTTTTGAATCTTCTAAAAAAGAAATAAAAACTTTATACGATATAACAGATGATGAACATTTAGAATTTAATAAAAATCTTTCTTATGCAATCTTGTCTAAAGCTTTAGACTTTAGAATTTATTTTAAAGAATTTAAAAGAGAAACTTTTTCACCTGATTTATTAAGAGAATTTAGAAAGTCTTTATATAAAGGCGTTACTAAAGACATGACATATGAAGAAGCTGAAAATAAAAAGAAAAAGAATTATGAAGATTTAATTAATTATGAAAGAAATAATAAAAGTGACACTAATAAAAAGAAAAGTGAACATAGGTTAAATAAATCTAAAGAAAAATATTATTTCTTAAGACAAGAAAAAGATATAGATGGTTACATATTGCATTATCCAGGTTTTGATGGAACCGTAGAAATAGAAACGAAAGGAGATTTTCTTGCTTATTCATCTTCTTTTGCAAATCAAAAAGATAAAGTTTTTTTTAGAATAACTAGTAATAGTGGAAAAGAAATCATTGAAGGACGCGGTACAATAATACCAAAAAATTTAACATCAGGTTCTTATAGTTTTGATAATAATACTTTAGACATGTTTCATATAAGTAATTTAAATGATGTAGATTATATAGATGAAACAGGTGATGTAAATGATAAAAAATTCTTACTATCTAGTAAGATTAATGAAACTTTAAAACCTAATCAAAATTACAATAACTATCAAATCTATACTGGTAGAAGTGGTTATGATAATATCTTTGAAAAGATAAATGGCATAGTTTTAGATACAGAATTTAATAGATCGTTTTTAAATAATTTATTTGGTTTAAACAAACAAAATCAAAATAACCAAGTACAAGTTTTTGATAATAATTACACAAACACAATATTAACTTCGTTCGGAGGAAATTTTAATCATATAATTTCCTCCATACCTATATCAGGTCAACCGTACCCTACTCATCAATTCTTAGGTAGTATCGAACCTACATATCATTTTTCATTTATAGGTTCAGCAGCAGATATAAATAAAAAAAATGTTCCTAGATCTGTACAAGATTTAGAATTTGTTTTAAATCAATGTGTATTGCAAGCTAAAACATTCCCAGCTATACCTGATGCTTCTAATATTGCTGTAGATTCTATAATAACAAGACTTTTAGGTACATATAAAGAAGATGATTTTATTGTAACTAATATACAAAATAGTGATAGTAAAATTTCTACTCCAAGAATACAATTAAAACCTAGTATTTCATTACATAGTAGTGAGTTATTTACTATTGAAGGTAGTCCGAATGCAGTAGGATACAATGTAAGACTTTCAGAGTCTAAACATTATATCCAAGAAGAAATAAAACTAGCTGTTACAACTGAACAAAATGCTGAAAAGTATTTAAAGAAATATAGCAATATACTAAGAACTTCACAGTATGCTCGTAAAAAAGGTTTAAATTTAAGAAATATCTATCAAAAATATGAGTATATGAATTGGAATACTAAAAACTATACAAGCGATAGCTGGTATTTAAAAGCACATAGAAGTGCAAAGAAGATTAAACCAAGTAAAGCTCATGATAGAAATGCTTATCATTTATGTTTATTGTTAGACGAAATTAATTTCTATTTAGGGGATAATAATAAAATAGAAATATTTTCTACTTATAGAGGTAAAACAGATTTATTAAGTAGCCATTCAGTAGGATCAGCAACTGATGTATATGTTGAAGGTATTAGTTCTTTGGAGCTTGCTGCTTTTATTGAATTACTTTTAAAAAGAAATAAAATAACTAAAGATTATGGTGCATTGTCTTTAAATAAAAATGAAAGATCGAATGCTTTATCTTGGGTAGGAATGGGTGTTTATGGAAGCTATTCTTTAGATTTTTTCACTAATACTTACAATGAATTAAATATTAATAATATGTCAATATCAGACTTTAGAAAGTCTGATTATTTAATGAAAACTAATTTAAATTATTTTTTACATATTGATTTAAATTTAAGAGTTATAGAAGATAATAATTCTTTAACAAAAAGAAATGCTACTTCTTTAAAAACTAATAGAAGAAGGTGGGTAGGTGTCAGTGGAAGTGCTGCTTTTAGAACAGAAGCAAATCAAAATGCTTCACAAGCTAAAAATGATTTTTGGAATGGGCATAATGCAAAAATAAATTCTTTAACTTCATATGTAAATCAACATATGGATGAATTAAAATATAAAAGTTTTGAATCAGATTATCAAATAGCAACTAGTCCTTCAGACGACGAAGAGAATGATTCATCAAATAATGACTTTCAAGAAACAAACGATAATATAACTGCAGGTAATACTTTAAACTTAAATAATAGTCTTATGTTAAATGAAATTGAAAATGAAAATATTTTCAATGAAGCAAAGTCATTAAAAGAATTTTTAAAGAATCAAGAAGGTACTAAATCTGTTTTTGAAAAATATAATAGATTGCATTTTGAAGATGTAAATTTAGAGACTAGCAATGATTTAACTTTATATGAAAAACAAATTGTTATTAGTACAAATTATACTGCTTTAAGTGGAAGAAGTTATGACAGAAATCTAAATCAATTAAATCTAATTAAAGGTCAATTAAGTAGATTTAAAAATATAACAATAGAAACAGATCAAGAAAGAGTAGGTGTCGGTCATGGAGCCATTGTCCCTTATACGACTCAACAAAAGCTTATAATAAAAGTTAAAAAAGAAAATTATAAAAAAGAACGTAAAATAAATAAAGATCTTTTAAATAACTTTCAAGCATTAGCTTCAATACTTTTAATTGAACCGCATTTATATTTAGATGTAGTAGAACAAGATACAATTAAAGAAGAAATGAATCGAATAATATCTGAATTATTCGATATCGATGTAATTCCATTACATTACAATTATTTAGAAAGCAATTTTTTAGGTACTTCACATTTGTATGTAAATATGTATTCACAATTAAAAACAAGTCAATTTGATACTGAATCTAATTTTAGTCAAAAACAAAAGAATGTAATGATTGCAAGTGAATTGGCTTTTCTTTTAGGACTTATACTTGTTGAAGCAAGTTCAGGTATAGGTCTAGGATTTGCTATATTTGGTACTGTTAATTTTGTAAGCACATTAGTAGAAGGCTTTTTTGAAGGAGTTAGTGATGATGCTCTTTTACAATTAAAAAGAGTTTTATTAGCTTTTAGTGAAAGTCAAAACTTTCAAAAAGATTGTAGAGAGTATTTACAATTTATCGATAAGATGGATTCTAAAGAAATACTAGAGGAATTAAAGAAAAGTGCTTTAGAAAGAATTGAACGAGAAGATGAAGTATTATATAAAGATTTCTTAAATCAAATAGATCAGTCAGACACTGTATTTAGTGGTATACAAAATTTTAGTGAAAAAATAATTTACAATACACCTTTATTTAAAAAGTTTGTAGATCTTAGCACTAGATTAAAAACATCTAGTGCAGTAAGAAGAATGATAGTTAAAAATACTAGTAGTGGAGATTTTGATAAATATAGATTTAATGGTTTAAGTGATAGACTTCTTATACAACCATTAGAAGAATATATGCAGTATTTGTTTATGTTTCCTATGAGGGAAGAGTTTTTTGAAAATGAAGATTTAGCTACTGAAGTTTTTTATATTGATGATTGGAAAAATGTTGTTAAACCAGAAATAGGCATAGAATATTTTAATAATAACAATTTGATTGATGCTCAAATAAATAATGAAGAATTTGAGTTTACATTTTTTAAAGATAGAAAAGATCAATTAAAACAATTACAAAATCAAAGAATTGCTTACTTAAAAAACATTGCCAAAGCATTACTAGAAGATTCTATAATTTTAAATAAAGACATATTAGAAAAAGAAAGTTCAGAGCTACTAACTATATTTGATGGTAAAAGTGTTTTTGAATTATTAGAAACAAATGCTTACCCTGACATAAAACTACCAAAATCTCCTGAAGATTTTAGTAGTTTTAACGAAAATCCAAGTATGCATCCAATGTTCTTTATAAAAGATTTTAATACTTATTACGAGAACGATAACAATTTAAATACGTTTATAGATACAAGAATTAATAACGCAGAAAAGATTGTAAAAAATTCTAAAAACTTTATGGATGCAATGAGAAATGGAGCTGTATTTAAATTAGGAAATCAATACAGCTCTAACTTGAAAAATGTAAAAAATAAAGAAACATTTAAAAAGATGTTTGAGGACAATGACTTTTTAACTGATACTTATGAATATCCAAGTGGAAATGTAATCTTAAGTAAAGAAGTTTTAACAACTGAAAAAAAATTAGAAGAGGATAATAAAACTACATTAAATAACATCGTCTTAGATTCAAAAGATCCAGACAATGAATCTAAACTAAAGGATATAAAGAAAATGAATTCAGCTTTAATGTCTGAGTTTAAAGATGTTAGAAATATGTTTGGAAGTAAACTAGGGTATAAACGAAGAAAAAGTAACAATAACTTAAACAATTTACCTTTTAAAAACAATCCATTAGAATTAGAAAATTACAATCCTGTAGAAATATCTAAAGATTCTTCTAAAGGTATAACAACTGTACCTAGTTTAAAAAATGCTTTTCCTACATTTAGATTATACTTAGTAGAAGAAGATAGTATCTTTAGTGATCGTTTAACTGCATATGATGACTTTTTTAGTTACAATTCTGTCATTAGTTTTTCAATAGAAAACAATAGAAATTTACCTGCTGCTACTGCAAAGATACAATTACAAAACTTATCAGGTATTTTAGATGGTAGTAGAAAAGGTGATTTAGTAGATACTGATATACCTGCTGATATAGATGAAGATTCCTTAGATTTAAAAAATATATATAGAAAGTATGCTGACTCAGTAGTGCTTCGTCACGGAATCAATGTCCAGCTTAGGGCTGGATATGATTCCAACACAAACGAATTAGATATATTAATATCTGGAAGAATAACTGATATTTCATATGGAAACAACAATACAATTTGCAATATTATAGTTCAATCTTTTGGAGTAGAATTAGATACAAAAGTAAAAGGTGCAAATGCATTTAGTGACAACAACAACCATTTCTTAACAACACATCATTTACTTTCTCATGCAATAATGTCACCAGAGCTAAAACACTTTGGTAGAAGAAAAGTTGGTCGTAAATTTCAAACATCAGAAGCTATGGAACCTTCACTAGACTTAGAAGATTACAGCAATAGTAGTTATTTTGATTTAAAATACACTAGAACATTCACAGATGTGTTGTCAGATAATAGTGTATATTTATTCTTTTTGTTAGGTGCAATACCTTTAGGCAAATTTGGTGGAGCTGTAAGTAAAAAGCTTTTTAATAAATATATACCTCAAGCATTAAAAGGTCCTGCTTCTAGATTAGGACAAAGTGTTGCAACATTTGGTAAGAGTGTTTATGACAATACAGCTGTAAAAGCTATTAGTTATGTTGGAGTGAAGACAGGGCAATTAGGATATAAGATAGGCTGGAGTGGAGGTAAAACTACTAATACTGCAATAAAAAATTTAATTCAATTTAGACAAATGTCAAATATAAGTCCTTATAGTAATGTAATGAATATAGGTTTGGAAAATAAAACTCTAATCCAAAATGTAGCTAATGAATTAAAACGTAGTAGTATTTTAGGCCGAATTATAAATAAATATGGTTATGGAAACAGAATCATATCTAGTTCTCCAGTTACTAATAGTTTTTTAAATAAAGCTGAAAAATTAATAGTAAGAGAATTAGGTTATGAAAATGCTTCAAAATTAGGTTTTATTAATCAAGGAATTTTATCTAGAGTAGGTTATGGATGGAATGTTTTTACTGGCGGTGGTTTAACGAGAGCATTTATTGGTCAGTATGCATATGCAATTCCTTTAGTTGGTGCAGCAGCTTATTATGGAGGGTTTATAGATAGTTTAGTAGCAGCTAAAAACTTTATATTTGATGCATTTGAAACACAACAAAAAGACAGATTTAAGCTTACTCAAAAATTGTTATTATCACCTCAAGATGATAATATTTTTTCACCTGACCCTAAGCTATATATGCATGATAGTAGTTATCCACCTGTTTTAAACTTTTTATATCAATTTTACGATGCTACTATTTTGAATTATTTTAATATAAGTAGTGAGGATGTTAGAAAAGAAATATATGAGTCTTCTTTTTTCTTAAGTGAAAAAAGATTAGACATTAATAAAAACGAAAACTTATATAAAATAAATGGTCAAACTGTATGGAAAATATTTAAAGATATGTCTTATAGACATCCTGGATATGTCTTTGGTATTAGACCATATGGTAATTCAATGGAATACAGAATGTTTTTTGGGTTACCTAATCAACGTTATTTTAGTAAACAAGTAACCAATAATGTTATTGATAGACTAAATAAAATAGAAGAGGGCATATTAAATAGTTCTGAAGGTTTAATAAACGAAACAACCTTAAATATTTTGTTTCCTATTTATAATAAGAACCAAACTGAAAATAAACGATATTTGTTTAGTACATTAGCAATTGACGAATATCTTCGTAAAACAAAAGATAGGTTTACTCCGTATCGTCAATATCATTATATAACTGCAGAAAACAATATCATCTCAAATGATATTGTTGTATCAGGACATGATTTGATCAACAGTATTAAAGTGCATTATCAAATGTATACTTCAAGAGATGGAGAAGGTTCTGATTTAAATACTATTGAAGTTTCTTCTTTATATAAGGTAAGCGAACATAATAGAAAAGAAGTTGTTTTAAATGATCCAAATGGCAACATTAAAGGTATTGCAAATGCTTTTAGATGGGGCATGGGTGCTTTATTAGAAAGAAGTAAGAAACTTTATCAAGGGTCTTTATTAATATTAGGTAATACTAAAATAAACACTAATGATGTTATTATTCTTAAAGATAATATTACTAACATGCATGGACCATTAGAAGTAGATTATACGATACATTCTTTTGACTTCCAAACAGGCTTTATAAGTGAAATAGGAATAAGTGCATTAGTTACAGGAAACGAATCACTAACTTATCCAACTTATAATGCAATGATTGAATATGAAGCTAGAAGAGAACTCTTTGAAAAGTTCTCTTCTTATCGAAGCTTTCAAGATTCAGATAGTGATATAAAAGATACAATTAGATCTGTTGTAGAAGATACAATTGAAAAAACAAATAGAGACTCTGCGATTAAACTAGATGTTGAAGATAATTTGACAGACATTATTACGAATAGTGTTTTTGATGAAATAAATTATAGAAAACAAAACAATCTACCTAATTTTGTTACTGATGTAACTCCTGAAAATGCAGATGCAATTGCAGCATTAACTAGCGGAGGTATCTCTAGAGATACCGCATCTCAACTAATTAAAACTAGTTCATTTATAATAGGAGCTGGTGCTATGGGAAGTAGTATGTTTACTGAAGCACGTTATAATAAATTCTTAAGCAAAGGAATGGTATCTAGTTTAGGTAAAGGAAAGGGCGCATTCTTATTTGCATTGGGTTCATTTACTGTAGGAATGTTAACAGATTTTGGTCTTGATAAACTTGATGATTCTTACAAAAGTGGCAATCTAGGTAAAAACTACTTTAAGAAAGCAATATTTTCTTCTATGAAGGGTGGTAACAACGTACAACTATACCCTTTAGTTAGAGATGGTATGCCTTTACTAGCAGGTGGTTTTGAAGAGATATCAGATAAAGATATATGGGAAAATGTTTATGGAAACATTTATAACAGTATGTCTAATGCTGTAAGTGCACGAGTTAGTCGTGAAAAAGAATATGATGAAATAGGTAGAAGAGTTTTAGAAATATCAGAAACAGATGATGATTGGAGTTTCGCAACAGAGATATTAAGTAGTGATTTAACTGCTGCTATTTTTGGAGATGAAACTAGAAGAAGAATAACTGGTTGGTATTTAAGTGACAAGTAAAGGAAACAATTATGGAAACATCAGGTAGAAGAAGTTTATTTTCATATAACAACAGTTTAAATAGTTTTCAGTTTAATTTAAATGAAACAAGATACTTAAGTTTAGATTGTTACATTGTAGATATATGTGCAAATTATAAACCTACTACTAAGTTTATAGATAAAACATTTGAGTCAGGAATTCATTTTATTATTTTCTGTAAACAAGATTATGAATTCTACCATGTTATGTGGCCTAATAGTTATGATGAATTAAGAATGATTTATGGTTTAGATGAAAATATAATAGGTAGAGAATTATTAGTATTTTCAAAATCTTTTTCACAAGATGAAATTCAATATGCTAAATTTACTTTTAAAAAAGTAGATGAATCATTTTATCAAGATGAAAAAACTGATACTTATATTAGCGGTGCGTCTCTAGGAGGTTTGAATATAGATCAAACCTCTCAAGATAATGCATATTTATATAACGAACAAGAAGGCACTGGAGAAAGTTGGAGGAATCCACATGTCAAGTAAAGTATTAAAAGCTCAATTTAACAAAAAGTGTGTTGCAGGTTTAAAGTTAGATATGAACTTTACTGCTTTATATGGTGGATATAATGGCTTATCAGCTATAGAAATTCTACCATCAGGTATAAATATACAGCCTGGTCCTGGAAATCCTTTATATATTAACACTAATAATATTAAAGGACCGATGCATAGTAATAGTAATATACCGTTTGATTATTTACCAGGTTTGCTTAATCCAACTCCAAGAAAGTATTTTGATTTACCTATACTTGGATCAATGACTCAAATAGCAATAGCTTCTGGAGCTATTGCTATTTTACAGGGGATGGCATGATTATTAATTATGATAGCAAAGATATCTTCTTGACAGAAGATTTTGATATTATTGTTTCTAAAAAAACAGATAAAGTTAGAAATGCAACTTATGAAGATAACGAATTGTTAGAGCAAACTATTACTAGAAGAATTCAAACAAATGCAAATGACTTTGAAATAGAAAAAATTCTTTGTGCTAATCTAAACGATGAATTAGGTAGTAAAATAGATAACAGTCTTGTTAATAGAATCCAGTCTAGAATTATAGAGACATTAACTATAGATGGTTTTTTAGAAAGTGAAAATCTTTCTATTTCTGTAGTTATGCAAAACAATGTAAATGCTATAGTTACAATAAATGTATATAACAATAGAATTAATAGAGACGAGATTTTCGCATATGGTTTTTCATATAATCTAGATAACAATTTAACAGTACAAAATTTTTAAGGTAATACAATGGCTAGATTAATTCCTAATATAAGTGAAACACAAGTTAAAAGATCTATAGAAAATGAGATCTCAAATAACTTAAATTTAAGTTACAACGCTATTGATTCAACAGTAAATATGTTTGCTGAAAGCGTTGCAGATGAACTTATTTTTGTACGTAGACAAGTTGAGAATTACTTTAACAATTCTCAACCTTCAAATGCTACAGGAAGTAATCTAGATAAAATTGCTTTTGAAATGTACGGTTTAACTAGAATACCTGATTCATTTGCAGAATCTAATGCTAATGAAAGAAACTTCTACTTTTATCCTGATGAAGGTACATTTGGAAGTTTGAATGGCAATAACGACATAGTTATACCAGTGGGAACCTTAATATCTACAGAACGTGATATAGATAATTCACCTATAGTTTATAGAACTGTTGCTAATGTAATACTTGAAGCTGATTCAAGACAAGCTTTTTTTTCCGCAATAGCTGTCAATACAGGTTTTAACTACAATGTAGATTCTAATAGTCTTGTACATCATAATTTTACAGATTACTCTATGGTAAACTTTGGCGGATTAAATGTATCTAATGTATACCCTATCTTAAATGGTAGAGATTTAGAAACGGATGAAGATTTTAAATTTAGATTAACAAACTTTTTAACATCTCAAATTAATCTTAATGTAGATGCAATTACATTAAGATCTTTGTTAGTGCCTGGAGTTGTAGATATAAGAGTTATACCTTCTTATAATGGTATAGGTACTGTTGGTGTCATACTGTTTAATACAGGTAAAGAAACTAACGTAAATATAAATAATATGGTTCAATCTAGAATAAATGAACTAAGATTGCCAGGGAGAAAATTGATTGTTAATCAAGGTATAAAAGTTATATTTGAGTTTCAATTAAGAGTATATGTCCGAACAGGTGTTAGTGAGTTAGTAAAAGAACGTATAAGGAAGAATGTAAAACAAGATTTATACTCTTTGATAAAACAGTTAGAAAACAGCAAAGTGATAGATTTTGAAACCATATCTACATACCTTAAAAACAGTTTTAACAATGGAGATGTTGTTGGATTTGGCAATCAATCTAATAATAGAAACATATTTGAAAAACTATATATACGAAAAACAGATAGATATAACGAATATCCTGAAGAGCGACAAGAATTAATGAATAGCTTTTATATTATTAAAGAAGATGAAAGAATTAACTTTGGTAAAATAGATGTTATTATAGAAGAGGATCTTAGATAATGAGTAATGTAGGCCAATCAATAAGAAATAGATTTCCTTACTGGTCTAAAGTTAGAAAAGATTCTTCTTCTGACTCTGCAATATTATTAGATAGTATTGGCAAGTATATAGAAGATGCTCGCATTTCTAACTATAAGATGGAAATGCAACAAGAAGTTTTGCATGGTTTACCTGTATGTGAACCAGCAAATCTATATATTATAAATGCTTTTGAAAGTGAAAAAGTTACAACGCTTTTAGATGAAGTTAGAAAACTAAATACAATCCTATTTACAGGAACTAGGAACGATGAAGAGATTCCTTTAACAGAAGTATACAACTATACAGATCTTTCAAATCTACTACCTACTGAATTATCAGTACATTCATCAGAAAATGTATCTGGTAGATTGTTGCATTTATTTAATAACAATAACTTAAATCATAAACATTCAGAAGTTTATGATTTTAAAATACCTAAAAAGATATGTTTCAATGTTTACGATAGCATTGAGTTTGATTTATTAAAAGATAATAAATCTCAACAAAACCGCATATTAATTAGTGGTATTGATATATATGGAGAACCCTCACAAGAATATATAAATGTATATAATGAGGGTTATTACGAATCAAAAAACTTTTATAGAAAATTAACTCCATTACAAAAAGAAGATAAGTATAATGTAGTTAAAGCTGAAACTATTGAAGTTTCAGGAATTAATGCAAAAATAGAAGTTCTGCAGTTACCAGTTAAACTAGGTAGTAAAGAACACAAAAATCTTTTTAGTATATTGAAAAGTGACCCAATTTCATTTGGAAATTCATTAAGAGAAACTTTTTTAGTAACACAATTAAAACAAAATACAGATAGTGAAAACAGTACTTATTCATCTATAGATAATATACATAGATTCTATAGAAACAGAACAGATTATCAAAATGAATATAGTACAATAGATAGTAATGAATTTGATTATGTCAAGTATTCGCAATGTTTATTAGATAGTGCTGACAATCATGTAAAAATAGAAGACTACTGTTACGATTATCAACGAAATTTAATAGTAACTGCATCAAGAGATAATATAATACGTTGGTATAATTTAGAACCTATATCATTTCAAACTAAAGAGTTTGAAAGAACTAAAAGAGTTACTTATGTAATCGAATCAGAAAAACAAAGAGTTTCATTAGGTGAAACTCTTAAGATGCATGCCCAAATTGAAAGAAATAAAGGTACAATACCTAAAGTTTTTATTGCTAGAAGAACTCCAATATCTGTAGATGGTAATGAAGAATTTAATTTTGAGTACTTACAAGAAGATAAAAGTACTTGGAGCGATCAATTATATGTTTTCGAAAATAATATATTAAATGGTGATGTTAAATTATTTTCTTCAATAGCTTTTGATGTAACCTTTAATGAATTCGGTCAATATGATTTTTATATATTTTCTTTTGCTAACAACAGAGATGTTTCATTAATTACTAAATTACAAAATGGAATTATTAATGAAATAGAATTTAAGAAAAAAGTAGAAAGCCTTTTAGAAGACAATTTACAAAGAGAGTTATTTATAAATTCTTATTCAATTATGTGTGAATATGTTACACCGATATTAGAATTAGATTCACCACTTGATTTAAGTGATGAAGAAAATTATGAAGTTGGTATATTTTATCAAAATGTAGAAAATACATTATACATAACAAGAGAGTATAGTAATACTTGTCAAGTTAGTGAAATGAAAGAGCATAAAGATTATTTTATATATGATTACGAAAATAACATAGCTGCTTTATTAGAAGAGTATGATAGCTTAACATTATCATTAGAGAATGGTGAGGAAGAGGAAATTAGTTATGATTAAAGCAAATAAAATAAGAAATAGTACTACTTTAGATGAGCTAAGTTTCAAATACGGAATTGCTAGACAAAAAGACGAAAGATTAAATTCTTTTAGAGAAAGAATTTATAAGCTTTTAAAGAATACTGCTGATACTGAAAAGTATGCTTTTGAAAAAAGTTTTGGTTGCTCTACTTCATTAACAGATTATGATTTATTTGAAATAGATTTAGTAGATGAAACCTTAGATTTAAATATAGAGATAAAAGAAAACCGTTTAATTTTTTATTTAAACGATGAAGTTTTTCATAACGAAAAACTAAGTGATTTAAAATTTATTTTTAAAGTTAGAGATGTTTTTGAATTGTATCCAACGTATTTTACAATTAAAGATTTAACTGATATTGACTACCGTTTTTTTGATGCTAAAAATTTAATGCCAAAAACTACTAAAAGAAATTATCAAAGTTTCGATGTAAATAATTTTGTAAATCTTTTACCTAAAAATAACATCAAAAATTTACAAGACTACAATGGTCTTTTTTTGACTAACATGGGCGTTGGTGAAAACGTAAATACACCATTTACATTTTCTTTAGTAGAAAATGTATTACACAAATATTCAGACGAACTTGAGTCAGTTACCTTTGATTACAAAGACTTTCCGTTTACTGTTAAATGGCTACCAATAAAAGCTACTGCATTTAATAGTGACAACATGGAAGATTATTTATACGATGTAAAAAAAGATAATGAAAACTATGGTGCAATTACTAATGGTAACGTAGTTGAAAGTTCTGAAAAGAATAAAGTATTATCTCAAAAAGGCGCAAAGATAATAAATTCTTTATTACAAAAACAAAATACCTATTGGGGAGAATAAGAAATGAGTGATGTATATACTTTTTATGTTGAGGAAGCTAATCAATCATTAAATAACTTAACTCCTGAATTTGTATCTATTCAACATGTTTTAGCTACTGGTTTATCAGAAGAATTGATAGGTAGTGTTGGTTTTACAACACCAGTAATAAACAATTTAGGAGAAGGCTTTTATTCATTTTCTTTTGATATAGAAGCTTACACTCATCAAGTTTATCTTATAAAGATAAGGACTGGTAATGTTAGTAGTTCACATATCACCTTACGTATGGAAGGCGTTGACGTTTTAGATGTTAAAACTAAAGAAATTAAAAGTGTAGCAGATCAATTAAAAATAATTGCAGATAGATTAGATGGTCATGTTCAAAGATTAATTGACATAGAACAAGGTGAATGGCGAATAGAAAACAATCAATTATTGTTTAGTCACCCTAATGATCCAAATGATATATTGGCTACTTTTAACTTATATGATAATAATGGACAACCAACTTCTAACAATCCTTTTAAAAGAAGCGTTGTTTCATTAAAAACCATATAAGGATAATGTATGTCTATTATATTAAGAAATCTTGGTAGCAAAATTGTTACAAGAGGTTTAGGTGGTACTGATACTGAATCTATTGATAAGTTTTGCGTTACTCAAAAAATAGATATACAAAATCATATTTACGAAGAAAAAGAATACTATCCTTTAACTGGTACATTTGCAGAAGCTGGATCTTGGCGTTGGAATGTAAGCTTTCCACAAGACTTAAATTCTATTAGAAATAGAATTGAAAATACATTAGGTGGATACTCTTACAATTTGCAGGAAGGTACAATAAAAAGTGATTGGAAAGGTTCTATTGTAGATGGTATAAAACTAAATAGTATCATCGAAATACAATACAAAACAAAAGTAAAAAAATGGTTACCTGTTATAAAAACAGGTAATTACAGTATTTATAATTATGTTAAAAAACTTTACTCAAATTACTCATCTAGTGAGCTGTATAATCCATCTTTAAATGAAGATGGATTATACGTACAACAAGTTAAAGAAGATTGCTTAGAACCCTCTTTAACTATGACTATCTTTAAGAGAGATAGAAACTTTATAAACATACCCTTTCGTACTTTTATACAGGTTAACGAAAAAGGTAATTTTGATGATTATGAATATTTTATATCTCGTGAAACAGATGATGAATTATTTATATATAGTAGCAATGACTTTAGTTTTAAAGTTGGTGTTGAATCAACAGATTTAGAATCAATTGAATGTTTTAATGAATATTTGGGTATAGGTAAATATTCAAGATCAATTGCTTATCTAGAGTATTTTCCATGTAAAAATTTAAAATTACAAACTATCTACCCTGATGGTAGCTTGATTGAATGGACTGAAGTAGATAACTTTTATAACAGTAGAGATGGTGATACTCATTATATTCTAGAAAGTCATACTGGTAAGATTATCTTTAACAATTACGAAGAAGAAAGTAATGTATGTTATGTAGATAGAGTAGATAATAGGAAATTATTTACTCTAAATAAAATAGATAATTATCCAGAACAAGGTGTTTTACTAATTGGCGGTACTGTTGAAGTTGAATATTATAGTAAAGGTAAATATGTTTTCTATTTAAAAGAAAACATATCAGCTGCAATTAATCATAAATCTAAAATAGCTTTGATTTCTCGTCCTAGAAACTTAAAAGAAGGCGAACAGATTTATGTGAATTACACAGTTACACCTAGAATAGATTATGAAGTATACGAAAAAGATTTAACTTATTATAATATAAATTTAAAACCATATACTAAAGAAGAAAGTAATGGCGTACTTCAAATATCTCCTATAGAAAAACATGTAAGCAAATTGCAATTATCAACAGACCTAAGTCAAATAGCTGGTAATGTATATGGTCCATTATATATGCAAGGTAATGCTGCACTATTATTTGCTAGAGCTTTAAACAATATTAATTCACCAGTAGAAGATATAAAAGTAACTTTTACAGCTAAAGAAGGTTTGTTTGAAAGTGAAGCTTTACAAATTACTAAAATAACAAACTTAGAAGGCGTCGCTCAAACAAGTTATAGTTACCCTTACGAACATAATGGTTTATCTCAATTTACACATGTAGATTATATTCGTAATAACTCTTACTTTGATTTACAAGATATTCCAGTTGGATTAACAGTAAATGATATAAGTGTTTTTCAAGTTTTAAAAACAGATCCATATTATGGAAGTTATGGATTGTTTTTAAATGTTACTAGTCAAGAAATAGAAAATGAGTTTCTCGTATTGACAGTAGATAAAAACATTGAAGATCCTTACGAGTATTATGCTTATGATGTAAATCAAGAAAGCTCAGCAGCACAAATACTAGAAAACATTTGTGCTGGACAAGATAGAACTATAAGGAATTATGGTTTTGCTACAGTATTTACTTTAAACAACTTAAGATCTTTTGATGATTCAGGTAAAGTTATTATTTATAAAATAGTAAATAATAAAGTGTATTTATTTTTAACTGGTGCACTTAAATCATTTTTAGATTTAAATGGAAGCTTACCATTAAGTGTAAGTGGTATTACTGTATTTAAACGTAATGAAATAAAATGGAATCCTAATGATTATCGTAATAATGAACAAGGTGCATTAGAAAGAATCATTTATAAATATAATGACACTATTGAAAACCCTGAATACCAAAAACTATTACCTTCAAGAATAATCGGTAACAGAATATATTTTGATGATATTCTGTTACCTAAAGGTTCTGAAATTGACTCTAATAATCTAATTGCTGGGTATAAAGTTTTTTATCCTAAGCTAATCAAGTTAAGGGCATTCTGTACAGACCCTGCAACAGGTAGAACTATTTTTAGTAATTTCATTAATATAAAAGTAGATTTTCCTGAATACTTAAAATCAACTAATGGATTTAGAATAAAAGATAATGTCACTGAAGAGTCTGCTGGTTTAGGTGGTGCAAACTTTATTACTATTAATCCAAACAATGTTTATCAAATCAACTTTATGGTAGAGAATTAAAATGGCTGATATATTAAAATCTTTTACTTCAAATTTAATTAGATTTGCAGCAGGTGAAAGACCATCTGCTGATAAATTCAATGCAATGGTTTCTTACTTTAGTAGAGGTATGGAAGATATATCGAGAGCTATTGGAGATGTATACGATGTAAGACCAGAAGGTGTATTGCATTCCGCTAAATGGAATGCAACAAATGGTCAACGTAGAAACTTAGATATACTTAATTTAGCTAGGATTATAGGTCCTGCATCTAATTTAAATGCAAAAATGCTAGATCATTCAGATAGTGGCAAATCAGTTAGTGAAACTATAGTTTTAGGTACTAAAGAACATGAATTAAACTATGAATTAAATAATAACAATTTATTCACTTTGAACCCATCTAGTCTAATTGAAGTTAATTCAAATTCTTTTAGCAACGAAAATCAGTATTACTATAATAGAGAAAACAATAGTATCGTATTTGCTAAACCTACTAATGAAGAGATAAGATTAAGTTATTTTACGAACCCTAATGAATACTTTGGAGGAATTAACTACTCTGAAGCAGGATTTAATGTAATACCAGATCCAAATATTTTTATATCTACAAATGCAAATACAGATGATGCTAAATTAAAGATAGAACCAGTCACAGGTGAAGACAATAGTTATACTATACAATTACCTAAAGTTTTTGCACAACAAAGCGGTTTAGCAAATGAAGATGGTTTCAAAGATGTAGATCTTTTAAACACTGAAGAATATAACTATCAATCACAAATTAAATTACCTGAATGGATGGCAGAAAGTCTTTCTGTTGGAGACGCTATACCTTTAAACAGTCTTTACTTGAAGGATTTAACTTTAGGTGAAGGTTATCTTACAGCAGATTATTTTTATGTAAGTGAAACAACAATTGAAATTAAAAATGCTTCTTTATGTATTGGAGAAGGACATAACTTTGTTTTAGTTACAGTTGCTACTGATATAACTACTAGCATTGATGATTTGCGATTAAAATGGTTCCGTCACACACATGACGGAACATTTGGCGAAGAACGTATAAACATTAAAAATCTTGCAGGCATTTTTGTAAAAGAACATGTAAGATTCTTATTGCCTGATATTTCGTTTTCTAAGTCCTCAGTAGAAGACAATCATTTACCTATGTATTTGCATAGAATCGGTTATATGACTGATGAAACCGTAAATAACGGCAACAATAGTATGCTTGGTACATTGTTAATGAGTCGTTCAGAGTTTGACTATCAAAATGCTGCAAATCAACCTGTTCAATCAAAAGATGGATTGAGTCATAGTATTTCATTTGGTGGTATCGGAAATGATGGAGCACATATAAAAAGAGATTTAGATTCTAATCTTTTTATTGAAGGTCAAGAAAATCCTAAAACAGGTTCAAATATTGCACCTAATGTACAAATAAGCTCATATAACAATATTGATTCAATAGCTGCTGATAGTATAGTAAATACTGCACCTAATGTTTTTGAAAAAGCAAATTATATTTATGACGATTATGAACAAAACAAAAAGATCCGTTACGAAAACGGATCTCAAGAATTGTTTACAAATCAAGAATACTACTATCAAACTAGAGAGTCTATTGATAATACTATTGGCAGTAATACAGTTAACGATGAAGAACATGCACTAGATTATTCAACTACATTTGAAACAACAAGTTTATTTAATACAAAAGCAGATTTAACAATTTGGAAAGATCATTCAGACATTCAAATACGTAAGGATATTGAAAATACATATACTTTGCAACCAAGAATGTTATCTGACACTCCTGATTATTATAGACCTAACTTAAATAAAATAAATCAGGAATCAGGCCAGTTTGAATGGCTTGTATATGCAGGTGAAGTATATAAAAACGGTGATGAATCTAATAAAATTGGTTGCCCTGCTATTGGTTATAAAAACTTAAATATTAAAGAATATATATTACCTATAGAAGATGATAACTTTATATTAGAGTATAAAGATGAAATAGAATTAGATAGTAGTAATAATTTTAATTTACCTTGGTTAAATAATGACGGTAATGAAATTACAGCAAATGAAAATCATGAACATGTAATATCATTTGGAGAGCTTCAACAACTTGCTCCTAGTAGTACAAATTTTAGTGAATTTGTATTAACAACACAAACAATATTAAGAGAAAGTACACAAGGAAGTACGCAAAATGTAGGAGAGTATAATTTTCTTGATAATGATTTAAGAATTTTTAAATATAAATCAAATGAAAAACGAACATTTAACTATTTAGATATAACAAGTCTCATAAATAACAACTTAAAAACAACTCCATATATTGCAGAAGCTATAGATAGAATTCAATTGCAAACCGTTAGAAACGTTAGTCAAAATTCTACAGATCAATACAAACTTCAACCTTATGGAGAAGTTGTTATATTTGAAAGAATAAATAGTATTGACTGGAACCAAGATACATATCAAGCTCACGATTACTGGAAATTTAGAAATGGTATTTTTACTCATGGTTATTTTTCTTTTGAAAATGAAGAAAATGATAGTAACAATACACCTGAAAACATAACTACTCACAGAAAATATCCAAAAGCTTTAATTAATGAAAATTTTGCAATTTATGTAAAAAATACATCTACAAATAAAATTTATTGGTTAAAACCGTATTTTATAACTTATGATGATTTTCATATGTCATATGAACCATTTAATAATGGAACCTCTTACAAGGAAGCACCTTTTGATTTTGGAGAAAACACAGATCCATACTGGACTAAACAAAATTATGATTATACAATATTAGGAAATACTATTAGATTTCACATAAGACCTAATATTATAGGTGAAAATTTTAATAGTTTTATCACAAATAAAGATGATTACACTTTTATTTTAGTTCATTCATTTGAGAATGAACAAAATACACATCAAATGCATGATAATTATACGTACATAGAAAGTAATTCTTCATTCTCTGAAGACAATGATTCTAGTTGGTATACAATACAACAATCAAATAATTCGTTGTATAATGGTGATGATACTGATTTTAATTATAATAAACAAAATATTGTAAGATATACGGATTTTGCAGGACATATAAAAAATGCACAATATAGCGGAATACCTGATAATGCAAACAATTATTGGTCTTTTATTAGTGATAGAAATTATTTAGTAGATTTAAAAAGCTATAGCGATTTAGAAGATTATAGTTTGTCTGATACATATGGCTATTACCCTATTAATAGGTATTTATATTCCTTGCCATATGGTAAGGAGTGTATTCACCGTATACACAACAGTGATTCAAATCCTATAAAAACTAGAATCAATAGGTGGAAAGATTATGGTGAAAATAGTCAATATATAACTATTTTAAGAAAAGAACCTGATCAAGCTGAACGTACAGATAATGAAGTTACAAGAAGATTTAAAATTAAAAGTTTAAATGATGGTAAATACAACAAAGAAGTGATTAAGTTTAACTTAATTAATTTTCATTTTAGAAAAACAATTAAAGATGAAGAAAGTGATATAAAGAAAACAGATAGTAATGATTCACATATTGAATGGTTGAATATACCTAATTTTGTTATCAGTTATACAAATGTAAATGAATTTAAAAAACGTTCTGAAAATGATTTTTATTTTAATGGATATTATATAGATACTGAAAACGATAATGCATATTTAAATACCAATGGAAATTTTACTAAACCAATCTTTGTTAAGATCAATGATCAATATTTAGGAAAACAATATAAAAAAGATGTTAATCTTTCTGTCTACTTAAAAAAATATATAGTTAGAAACATTTTAAGTTTATTCTCTTATCCTAAATTTGATTATAGTATTTCTTATCCAAGATTATTTAGTAATGAAAATATATTAAGTTCCTTTTCAAATTTTAAAAAATCTATTTTTTCAAATGCTTTTTATCATATAGATCATAAAAGGAAAAATATAATAAATACTTCTTTTAAAAATAAATGGAGATTGCATCTATATAGCGGTACTGGAAATCATTGGTTGGATGGAAATAATAGTGGTGTTACAGCCTTAGTAGATGACATGGATTGGGTTTTTGAAATGAGCGAAACTTTAAATTATGTATTTGGATTAAATTTTATTTTAGAAGTAAAAGAAGTAACAAATTCAGACAGTATTAAATTGAATATTACATTTGATATAACAAATTTAAATGTAAATAAAATTAAAACTGGGACATAAGGCACTATAAATGTTAACTTTAGAAGTATTAAATTACAAAGGAAAAGAAGAAAAAACAATTGCCTTAGAAGCAATTGTTTCTCAACCTGTAGATTCAATCGTATATTCTAAATATATTAATGATAAAAATGTAGAATTAGAGTATATCGAGTCTGATGAAGTTAACAGTGAAGATCATTTAAATATCAACCAATTGCATTGGAAGATAACTAGTAATAATGAAAACTATTTTGAGAACTATGATTTTTCATTTAAAACTAAATCGTTTTCATTGTTTTTTAGAGACGTTCTAATAAGTGATAAAACATATCTAAATAAAGAAGGTATTGCTAAACCGCTTTTTTATAAACATAAACGTAAAATACAAGAAGCTAACATCTACTATGTATCTTTAGGAGATACAGTAGATGTTGAATATGGTTACAAAATTCAAGGTAATTACTTATATACTAATTACATAAATTCTTATAATAAAAGAACTGGCGATTATAAAATCTACTATGTATCAGGAATAGATACAGATGGCAATTCCTTTAATGAATTGCTTAATGTAGAGCCTTGTTTTAAGAGAGCTTCTTGGGAAGACATTGACATTGATACTGGTTTATTAGAAGGTGATGTATATACAGTTAGTCAATCTGGTAATCATTTTATATATGAAGTAAATAAAGATGCAGATGCATGCTCTAAAGATAAGCTATATGTAAAAGGTTTAGATACTAATATAATACAGTTATTAGGACCTGAAGCTTTCTCTATTAAGAATGTATGGACTCCCAGGATTACAAATGGATATTGCTTTGATAACTCAACATACAAGATACCTGAGTATGAAAGACAAGCATTCAATCCTATATACGGCTTAATACGATTAGATTATAAAGATTGTTTTAGAGTTAGCAGCAGCCTTATTAAGTTGCCTGTAAACAAAATAAAGATTGATCCAAATGAAAACATCGAAATGAATGTTTTTATTTATAATGAAGAGCAAAACATAATAAAAGCATTGACTACAGATCTAAGATTAATAGGTACTCGTTTTTCTACATCTGATGTTTTGTTTGAAGAAGGTATATTATCTTGGGATGAACATAATGGCATTGTAGAATTATCTACTGCAATTGACATCACACATATTGTAGAAGCATCTTTTTATTATAATACTGATACTTACATATACAATTATGTAAACTTGAATCCTTTCCAAAATGAAAAGATAATACATAATAAATATTACTTTTACTTAAAACCTTTTGTAGGTAAACATTTAAGTAGACATGTACATCATTTCTTACTAGATGAAGAAGATAGAATACTTGAATCATCTGAATTTCCAATCAATAAAGATGATTCTTTGATTGGTAAGTATTTAAGTAATTTTAAAGCAGATTATGTAATTGATCAAAATTATATGGAGTTAGGTGAAATTACATATGACGATATATCTTATGTAGATGAGATATTACATTTTGATGTATCAAAAAAGCATCCATTAAAAGAAAGCAATTATGAAGATATAATCAATAGGCAGTTTAAAATATTACAATCTGAATATGGTTATGGAGCAGAAGGTCAAGTATATCAAAATAATGATATCTTATATATAGAAGCTCCGGCTTCTTTATTAAGTAAAAATGGCGGCACTTATTCTGAAGCTCAATTAGATCGTTTATTTAGACGTAAATTACCAGCACATATAGATATTATTATCGAATATACTTTTCCTAAGAGTAAACTACAAATAGATAGTTTATCCGCAAATAAAGTATCCATTACATTCACATGGGAAGGCCCTGGTACATATATATTAGAACGAAGTAAAACTCCTATTGATAATCCAATAGAAATATATAGAGTAGAACAATTAGAATATGTTGATTCTATAATATACGAAGATAACGATGTAGATACTGACGGTACTTATTATTATACAGTTAGAATAGATTCTCATCCTAAAAGCAATGTAACTGGAGTAAAAGTACTATGATAGGTAACTCTAATAAAACATTTTATTTTACTAATGAGAATGGAGAACTCTTAAAGAGTTCTGATCGTCAAAAACTTATAGGTGATTTAAATAATGGTATAGAAATTACAATCAATATAAATATAGTTGATTTCAATTTACCAACAATAACCCCTGTAATGTATTTGCAGCCATCTACCAATCATGGTGAAGTAGATTATCCTGGATTACAATCATCTTATTCTGATTATCAAGATCTTTTATTATGGGGATCAAATACAGATAGTCCATCAGGTTTATATATTAAAGCTCCTGCTCTTAATGAAGATGAAAATTTTCCTATAGAAAATAGAGAAAAAGTTTATTTTAGTTATACTAGAGGTTCTAAATTAGGGAATGGTATTGAGTTGTTAAATATAAAGAATATATCAATTCCAGGTGTATATAGTTATAGAATTGGTTTTACTAATAATTCTTTATCTGAAACAAGACGCTTTTATATTGGGTTACAAATAGAAGATAGAGGTTTCTAATGATAAATCCGTTGTTATTTGATTTTAGTAGAGATCTACAAGATGCAAGTAGATATAGGCTTTCATTAAAAAATAGCTCTAGAGGTTCTGATTTACAGAAGTTAGAATCCTTTTTATTACCAAAGTTAAATAACTTTAATAATTTAGTTTTTAAAAAATCTAATTATAATGAAGCTTTAAATGTAAGAACTTTTAACTTTGATTTTAAAAATTATATGTTTTATTTTTTTTATTCTTCAAGATCTTTAAAAAGAATAAATAATCAAGTTGATTTTTTTAATACTAAAACAATTGAATACTTAAAAGTTTTAAATAAAGACATTAAAAATTTAAATTCTTTAATAAAAGCTACAAATATAAAATTAAATTCTAAATATAATAAAGTAAAAGTTTATTCTATTTTTAAAGAAAAAGATTTCTTAGAAGTTTACGATTTATTTGACGACAAAAGAAAACTTTCATTTAAAGATTCAATGCAATCAGATTATAAGTCTGATTGCATATCAGCACCAATTAGATTAACAAAAGACTTAAATATAGTTTGTATAGAAGTCTGTGAAGAAGAATCATACGGTTCTGACAACTTAACTCAACTAGATGTAACTAAAGATACTTCGTTCTTATATAGAAATGAAAAAGTATTTAATTATATTGTAGGTAAACATATGTTTAACGAAACAGGCCAAATCAAAAAAGATCGGCCTGTATCATTGTCACTGATAATACATTTTAGTGGTTATCAAGAATTGAATAACATATTCATTGAAAGCTCATCGGGCCTACCTATTCGTTTTGACATTGCTAATCTTTTCTACAACAATGAAGAAAACCAATGGGTGAATGTAAAGGATGTATCTGAATCAGATAACTACAACAGAAAAAACATTTACTTCAATAGAATTCGCAGTAACAAAATAAAGATAAAGTTATTTCAAGAAAAGTATTACGATAGTGCTTCTTTAGTAGATGAAGATATTGAAACGCATACAGAAAATATCTTGTTGCAAAAATCATTTTTAAATTACAATCCTGTAATAAAAGAGAAACAAATAAATAAAGTATATGATCTTTCTATACTTAAATTAGAAATAAAAAGAAAAGTGTATAAAGGATACGGTTTCTATAGAGAAGCACTGCCTTTATTTATTAACCAACCTTTAAGCTTTACTATAGATCAAGACTACTTATATGAAGATGAAGAGTGTTTTGTAGAAAAAGAATGCCATATTGTCCTATATGGTGAGAAAGATTTCAAAGCATATAAAAAGAAAAACAAAAACTTTACTAAAACACCACGTATAAATCTCATAGTGCCTGTATCGAACAATGCTTCTCTCGAAAGAGAAGCATTAACTTTTATAGACAAAAAATGCAATTTAAAACTGTTTCCTTTGATAAGTAAAACTAATCTAAAACTAAAAGATTGTATCTCTTTATATAAGAATGAAACAAAACTTACTATTGGCAATGATTACTCTATATCTTTTAATGATGGAGCGACTTATATAGAAGATGGCAGCACATTAGTTAAGACTATAGAAGATAGCTTAAGTTTTAAATTAGCAGGTGAAATTCAAATATTAATGAAAGCAGAACCTTCAAACAATGCTATTTATAAAGCAGAATACTTACTAGAAAATATATTCTTTTTAAATTATGAAAGAACAATATCTTATATAAATAATGAGATTGTCTTTGATAAGAAGTTAAATAACAGTGTCGGCTTTTTAAGACCTAGATTTATCTTTAGAAACTTATCTAAGAATAACGAAAGCAGTTTAATAAAAGAATATAGAATTTTAGTTGAAGAATTAGAAGAAAATGTAAAAGAATACATAGAATATGAAGACTTTGTAGAAGTAGAAACTAGAGGTAGTTCTAATGTCATTCAATAGTGTTTTAAAAAAAAGTCATAAAGTTGAATTTGATCTACTAAAAGAATTTCTTGAAAGAAAGAAAGCTAACATTAGTCTTTATACTTCTAAAGAAGAATTACTAAATCAACATAGTCAGTTTAGTAGTTTTAAAGATTATAAAGAGTTATTAGAAAGCAAGATTAGTTATCCTAACGCATTTAAACAATTAGACTTAAGTAATCAAAATATAATTAAAGAATATTTTGATTTAAAGATGTTTGAGTTGCAATACAGGACTGAAGATCTAACTAATTCAATCGTAGACTATAGCCAACAAGTAGAATTTAAAAAGTTAAGTATACAATCTAAACTAAATGAACTTAAACAAAAGTTAGAATCACTATTGAGCTTTGACGTAGAAAAGAAGTTTTCAATTAAAGAAAACTTCTTTAACATGTATAATCTTTCATTTCAAAGAAATATGAAGACAGCTTTATCTGTAGATACTGTTGCTAAAGTTCTTACATTACCTATAAAAGAAACACATAATGTAGGGATTAAAAAAATATACATATCTAAACAGTCAAAAGGTATTCCTGGTAACTATAATACAGGAACTAATAAACTTGTATATAACATTATAAATAAAAATATTGCATCAGGATTTGAGTTTTTTAAAGTAGGTAAAGGTCCTGTAAAGTTAGTATTGATTATGGAATTTGATTCTGAACAAATAATAAATGAGTTTCAAATAAGCCGCACTAATAATTTTATTAGTACTAACTTTAAAATAAACAATATGTCTTTTGAATCCTCTACAAATGGTATTGTAAATCTAAAAAATGTAATTGATACAAATCATCAAAGCCTAAACTTTGATGATTATTTAACTGAAGATACTTTAGTTGTAAAACATTTACCTGTTTATGCTGAGAGAGTTACTTTAGAACTAGAAAGCAATGAATTTAAACTAGTAGATGATATAAAAATCTTTTCTATATATTTACGTGAGCTAAAATTTTTGCGTAACACTTATCAAATAGAAGGTGAAATATCTAGTACTAAAATAAATACCCAGCCTAACTTATTCTTACTAAATGCTAATGTAAATCAATATCCAAAAGAAAATTCTGCATATGAAACAGAGTTTAAGCTTTCAGAAAATAACGGTGCTGAATTTGAAAAGTTAAACTTTATAAAAGACAAGAGCGAAACAAAGATTCTTAATGGTGAAAGCAAAGAATTAGTATATAAAATTAATCTAAAAAAAGATGAAGATAAATTTAGAAAACTTAATTCTTATTCAAATGAAGAGTTCTTTGTATCTATTGATACTATCCTAAATACATTTACTAAAGATGTATCTCCTATTAGCTATAACTTTGATCAAAAGCAGATAGATAATAGTCTTAAAGTTTTTCAACCTAACTTAGCTAACCGTTCCTTTGATAGTGAAAAGCTATCTTTCATAAAAGAAATAAACAATAACGGAGTAAGTTCATTTAGATTGCCAATAAATCTAAATGAATTCAATATTGATTACAATGATCTGATATTAGATGTTAATGAAGAAACTTGGAGTAGAGTTCAATCATTAACTGAGTTGGAATTTAGTGAAGAAGAAACTAATTATAATAAATATTTTTTAGATATTGATGGTCATACAATTGTTATAAATAATACTTTGAATAGAAATTTAGTAATAAGTTATGCTTTGAAACCTATAGTACCTACTTTAATTAAAAAACCAGAAGGTTATTACGTACGTATTAACGAAATATTTGATTATGATAAAAAGAACATTAAATTAAAATCAATTGTATTCGAATCAGATAAAGTAGAGTACATACTTAAGTTAGGTAATAAAAGGCATTTTTTAAAACACAATTACATTGATGTTAATAGTTTAAAAATCAAAACACTAGTAAATAATAGTTGGGTAGAATTAACTAGTGACCAATTCATAATAAACAATACTTATGGTATTCTTTATTATGAGGCAACTAATGAAACTAGAATCAGTTATAGATACTATAATATAGAAGAAATAGATAAAAATGATTTTGAAGTATGGTCTCAAGACAACAGGATTAAAGGTATTTATATAAAACCTGATAGTATAACATTTAAAGAGATAACAGAATCTATAGATAATCAAAATACAAATTACTATTTGTTTGATGGCAGTTACTCAGATACTAGAAACACTGTTGCATATGACAATAGAGACAATACATTTTTACTATCAAATACAAATATAGTAGAAGGTAGTGTTTATCTAGATAAAAATTTTTTTGGTGAAAGCGTAGATTTTGAAGAAATAGATTTTATTGACGGGTATAGTGAATTTTTAGGTTTAGAAAAAATAGAAAAAGATTATATACCTAGTTTACAAGTGAGTAATGAAAATACCATTAAATTTACTATAAGAGAAATACCGTATAGAGAGAATCAATTAAATGTAGAAGTTTATGATATACTTGGAGATGAAATAAGTACTTCGTCAATTGGTATAGAAGATAGAGTTGTTACAATTACGTTTGCTGAAAATTTAAGATCTAAAACTTTAAACAATTACTATGTATCTTATTGGTATCAGAACAAAAAAACTAAAAACACAAAACGGTTTAGTGTAGACTATAGCGAAGGTATTCTGTATACCTCTGAGGATATACAGAATATTCAAAATAAAAACATAACCTACAATGTAGGAAGATTAGGTTTAGAATATAGTTTAATGAAAGAAGTAGAAGATCTTATTGTAAATAAACGCAGCATTGATGTTTATACAGAAGGTTTATCTTCTATAAATAATTCTATTAAATTTATTTGGTTTAAAAATAAAGACAACCTCAATCTAAGTGGATTAGAAAATTTCTTTTCTCCTTTAATTTATTCTATTGATATAGGAATGAAATAAAATGATAAAGATGCATGAAGGCTCTATTAAAGAAAAGTTAATAAAAGAATTCATATCTTTATATGATAGGGCACCTACTCAACAAGAAATTAAAGCTTTATATAATAACTATAATGTTGAAAAACCAAATGCTTTAATGACTGGTATACTTAGTGGAAGTAAACAAAAGTTTCAATTAACTGGTGATTCATCTTCTGCATCTGTTTTTAATAACCTATTAGATAATATGGAGTTGGATTTTAAATCACTGCTATCTAATGTAAGCAATCAAAAGAATATTGTTGAAAATAACTTTAGAAGTCATTTTCAAAAGCTAGATAGATTACTAAAAGAAATAAAAAAAAATGAAAGAAATATAAATAAGAATCTATTGTTATATTCTAAAGATGATATTTTTACTTATGGGATAGTAGAAAACTTTGATGACTATAGTAAAGTGAACTTTGATAATAGCAATATAGATTTCTTTAATGGTAAAGCGACATTAGGTTTTTCATCTTTTTCTGCAAAAGAAAAAGGCATACTAAACATATCTTATGATGTAAGATCTAGAAGTAAATCTTTAGTAGGCAATAGAGAAATTAACAAAATTAGTGATTGTCTATATGAAGACGGGTCTTTTTTTAAAGTAATAAGTTATTCTACTGTAGAAAGTGATGTTATTGACTTTATAATTGATTTAAATTTCAATGATGAAGAAAATAAATTTATTAACACACTTAAAATAACTACAGGTGCAATAGAAAGAAACTCTAAGCTTTCATATAAGTGTTTATATACTCAAGATAACAACTCATATACAGAGATATTTGATAGTGGTTTAAGAGTCGAAGAAAACGAAATGTTTATTGAGATAAACAAACCTAATGTAAAAAGAGTGAAGATTGTAATGACTAAGCATTTTGCAGACTATAGAGATGCAGATACTTATGCTTATGCATTTGCATTAGATTATGTAGGGATGATTGAAAGAGAATTCAAAATAGATGAAGAATCAGTTCTTTACTTAGGGCCATATGAAATAAAAGATGAAAATGATGAAGCTATTAACTTTTCTATGGCTACTTTGAAAGGGGGCACATGTTGTATTGTGCCAGATAAAAGTTCAGTAAACTTTTATCTTAGCAAAGATAATGTTAATTGGAGTTATTGTAATTTTGATGGTACAGGTAGAGAAGTAGTTCAATTTAATAACTTTACATCTAGTGAATCAGATGAAAATTTATTTGATATAGTAGATCCAGATGCTGATAATTATTATATAGCAAACAATATTGACGGTTTAAATATAAATTTAAATGATAATGAATATCTTTTAAATGTATTTATAAGTAATGAAAATAAAGATAAGTTTATAAAAAACTCTTTAAAAATAAAACGCAATATTTTAAATAAATTTAGCAATCAATCTTTATATAACTCAGGAACTGGTTGGTATTATGATCATCAAGGTTTTTATAATACTATATTTGAAATACAGCAACCTGAAGGACGTTACTTTAACTTTGGAAACAACAGCTGCTTTATAAATGATAAGCAAGTTAATGGAAAAGTATTTATCCCCCAAGGAGCACATACTTTTAAAACTAATTCTGAAAATTACAAAAAGATTGATGTTGATAATGAATTAGATATCAACAATGCAAAACAATTAAAGCTATTAGATAAACTATATCCATACAATCATAAGTACATTATAGAAGGCTTTAAATATAACCCTAATTTTTTAGGCAGAAAAGTATATAGTGGTGCAGATGAAGTATATTCTTTTGATTTAAAAGAAGTATCTAATCAAAGGTTTATCTTATCTGATAATTTAAATATTTTTACAATTGTTGAAAATGATAATGGGATTTACTTTAAAATAAATTCTCAACAAAATAGTAGCGAAATTAAACTAGAAAGTTTTAGAATAAATTGTAAAAAAAGAAATAATGATGTTAATGAAAGTAATCTTTTATATATTAAAGCTGTATTAAAAAGCTCAGATATAAAAGTTACTCCTAAAATAGATCAGATACAAGTAAGAGTGATATAGATATGGCTGTAAATTATTTAAACAATCTAAATAAAATAGTTAAAATAAATTCTGCAACTGTCACTAATGCGTCTAATAAAGACGCATTAGTGATTACGTCTAGAAGAAACAGAGACGATTTAAATAATATATCTAGTTATATTAACTCTATTGTCTATCCTGCATTTACTATGCTTTGTTCAAAACCTAGATATCCGTACGATGTATTAGAATCTGGTTTGTCTGGTATGACTATTGTTACTTATCCAGAAGAACAAGGTAATAATAAGTTTAATACTGAATTATTTTGGAAGCCAGGTGTTAATAACTCTGACGGGAGACCTTGTACTATAAAAGAGTCTTTCGATTACATTATGGCTAATATGGTAGAGAAAGTTGTAGAGATTAGCCAAGCTACTGTTGATCTTAATGATTTATGGGATGCTATAAGGTGTAACACTTTAAATAACAGCAAAGTAGCTAAAGATGCTTTTGGAACTAAATATAATTTAAATTGCAGTGACGACCCATCATTAGAATGGCCCTTAGCTAGACATCTTTATGAAATATTCAATCAAGTCATATCTGGTCATACTCAAGACTCTAAAGTGAATTTAGCTTTAGATCCTGGTACAGGTGAAGATAATTATCCTACTTTAAGTGTAACCGCTAATGTAGAGCCAGCTACAACAGAAGTAGCTGGCGTAGTAGAAATTGCTACTCCAACAGAGATTGGAGCTTTAGCTCAAAAAGCTAATTCAACTACTGGTAACCATCAATTAGTTCTTACACCACATAACCTTCATAAATCGCTCGACATTGACGGTTCTGGCTTTACGAATAGGAGAGATAACCTATTGCGTGAAAAAGTCAAAGAAGTGGCCTTAGAGAAGATAAATGAATCGTCTATAACTCAACTTGCTGATGTTAATACATATAACAATATAAAAGATGGTTATGTACTTGTATATGACAGTACAGCAGTAGACGATACAAGTGCAGCAGATCAAGATGATCCTGTTATTGGTAGTTGGGTACCAAGACCCTTGAATCAAGGGGATTTAGAAGGTAGCATTGAAGCTACTTCTAAATTAGGTATAGTAGGTAGTAACAGCACTATAGATGATATGTATTCTTATCATAGTCAAATACCCAATGATGATAAAGCTACTAACATTAATTTAATTTGGTCTAAGTTGTTTAATCAATGGACTAAAAGAGGACCTGAATTTACACAAGGTCTTAACAGTAGATATCGTAACTTAAGTAATAGAAAAATTTATACTAAAACTCAATTGCAACAAGATCCAACTTTAAGCACACCAGCTACTTATTATAAAAATATACCATATGTTTTTAAAGCAGCACCTTATAGTAAACTTATGCGTGTTAATTCACCTATGAGTATAAACTATATTAAAAGTAGTTTTGTTAAGTTCAATACAAACATTGCATTTCTGAATGAAGACTTAGAATTGTTTGAAGATTTAAATGTTTACTTTTCTCAGAACTCTTGTAGTAAGTTTACAAAAAATCTTAATAACGAACATGGTGTTATATCTAGCGGCATGGCAGGAAGTTATTATGCATTTAAGTATGATTATGTTTGTAATTATTTTGACGTTACAAAAGTTCTAGGTGTTTGTAGAAGTGATTTAGATTTTAAAGCTGTTTTTTCAAACATAGTTGTTGATGATGGAATATCAAAGATTAACTATATTGATAACAACTTAATAGGCCTTACAGATTCATCAGTATTAAATGAATCTGTAAAACATTATAGTAAATCTCATTCATTAACATCTCAAGGTGAAGAAGTGTTATTAAACTATAATCTTGCAGATAAACAAGATTTTATAAAAAGACAATTTCTTTATCAATTCGGTAAATCTAATTCACAACCGATATCAACATTTAGAACATTTATAACTACTTACCAAGGAGCTAATAGCTTGCATGGAAGTTTATCTTTAACAGATATAAGTACATTGCAAAACAATGACAGTACTCCTGGTGTATCAAGTAATAATGTAACTATACAATCTGATGGTGTATCTAAAATAATGATATTAGGCCCATACGAAATGGGAGATAATATATACATATGTCCTGAGTCTATATTAGATATAAGAAATATAGAAGGTAGCGTTGGTGTTGTTATTAGTGAATCTTTTATGAATAAAACTTTATTAGAATTAATGATAGAATTCATAGTAGGACAAGAAAAAGATTTTTCTAAATATTCTTTAACAGGTCAAGAAGTGTTTGATTACTTTGCTGAAAATTTATCTAGTAACATTAATTACAATTATACAAATGTACAAAATCTCTGGAGTAAAACTCTTCAAGAGTTATTATTTGATAATGTAGATTTAGGTTTAAGTGCATTACAAAAAATTTCTTTTAAAGAAGAAGTAGGAACTATAGTAAATTCTCATGATTGGAGTTTAGGATTAATAGGGCGTAAAGATGAAATTGCATTTGGAATGAATGCTTTTTGTGAAAACCTATTAGAAATAAATAATAATAACACAAATACAAAATATGCAGCAGGTACAAATCCTAGTTTAAATCAAAACTATTATGAAGATTTAATTGACTATTTATATTTTAGTATTGGTTTTAAAACAATAGATACTGCATTAAATGTATTTAACAATACAGCAAATACTTTACAACAATTAGCTGTAGCTTCGTCATATACTAAAAAGAATTTATTTTTACGTCGTTTAAGATCTTTAAATTTAGTTGATATACAAATCTTGACATGAAAAAAATAGCCATACTTAGAAGCACTTCAGGCATTGGAGATATTTTAATGATATCTCCAATTATTCGTGAATTATCATTAGTAAACAATACTAAGATTGACTTCTATACAAACCTATCATATATAAGTGAAATAAAAGTTTTAAACAAAAACCCTTTCGTAGGGGGTGTATATGATATTGATAGTTTTGATCATCATGTTTATAATACAGTGCATGACTTATCATATATAGCATATGCTTATGAGCAAGCTGGATATTCTTTATCTAGACAAGAAATATTTGCTAAATATTGTAAAGTAGCACCTAGTAGTTATTTGCCTGTATATACTAATAATATCTCATATTCTTATGATAAAAAAACTATAGCTATACATACAGAATCAGCTGAAGATAGAAGAAGTTGGTCCTATGAATATACAGAAACATTGATAGGATGGATATTAGATAATACTGATTGCAATATAATATATTTAAATCAAATGCCTCTTAAAATAAAAGATAAACGTATTTCTAGTTATTCGAATTATGAACTTAAAAAATGTGTTCAATTCTTATCAGGTGCAGATTTATTAATATGTGTAGATAGTTGTTTTATGCATTTTGCAGCTATGTTAAAAGTTAAAAGCTTAGTACTTTTTGGAAGTACTAAGCCTAAGTTGCGTTTAAAACATTATCCTACACATGATGCATTATATACTTCTGTAAAATGTAAAGGTTGTTTTTATAAAGATTGCAATAATTACATGTGTATGAAAGAAATAAAGCCTAGTCAAGTGATAAGGGAAATTAGTAATTATGCGTTTTTGTTTTGATATCGATGGGGTTATTTTTAAGATAAATAAAGATTATAAAAAACATGAGCCTATATCGTCTACAGTTAAATATATTCATCATTTAAAGTCACTAAACCATGAAATTGTTTTGTATACTGCTCGTAAAATGCAGACATTTAATGGTAATATTGGTAAAATAAATAAAGAAATTGTCGAAAGCACTCTATTTAATTTGAACAGGTATAACATACCCTATGATGAAATTTATTTTGGTAAACCAAATGCAGATGTGTATATAGATGATAAAGCTTTAAACTTTTATGATTTCAAGGAGTATGTTATGCAACCTCAATCTTCTCACAATTCAGATAGTAACAGTAATAATATCGGTATAATTACTTATCGCTTAAATGAAATGGAGAAAAAAATAGAAAAGAATTTAGAAACTTTATTATCTAGAGTAGATACTCTTATAGATAAAATCAATCATAGTGAGCTTAAAGTTAATGAACTTAAAGTTAAAGTTGATAATCTAGAAAGAGATGTTCAAGTTTTAAAACAAACAGATGACAAAACTAAAGAAGATCTAAATCAAATCAAAGTAACTATGGCTGAAAAGATTGGTTGGGGTGCATTAGGTGGTGGCACTATGACAATTATAGTCAAGTTATTTGAAAGTCTATCAGGAGGTCAATAATGGCTATTGAATTAAATAATCAATTTGATGCATTAACAGTACGTAGAATCTCGAATCTTGAAGAAAGAGTTCGAGATCTTTTTACGGCACAGAATCAAATGGTGTCACTTACACAAGTACAAGAACTGTTAACTGCAATTTCTACTGAGTTACAAGCAATGCATGAAACTTTAAATTCATTAGAACGTAGAGTTTCAATTTTAGAAGATATTCCAGATATTGATTAATCTTTAAAATAAGGATTAAAATCTTTTTTATTAGAATCTAAACCTAATTTAGATTCTAAATCTGCAATTTCTTTTCTCATTTTTTCTATGCGTTTTTGTAAATCAGATTTTTTATCTTTTTTACAATTACACATTATTCTTCACTTTGCGATGAAGAAAGTTGATCTTGCAATTTAGTGATTTTATTTTTACTGCGAGTTAAATCAGATTTAACTTTCTTAAGTTCAGCTTTAAGATCTTTAAGCTGAGAGTCTAATAATAACTTTTCACTTTCACATTTATCACATGAAGCAACTGGTTGTGAAGATTGATTAGCTAATTCTTGTTTAAGAGCAAGAATTTGATTTTCTAATGCAATAATTCTTTTACTAGTTTGTTGTCTTTCTTTAAATAAACTCATAATTAAAATCCTGTAGGTTTGTGAGGTGTAAATAATAAATGTGGTTCCCAATTTTCACTTTCAGAATTAAAAGATTGTTTCATATCTAAAATCGCGTGGATACCTTGTTTATCTATTCTAACAGCAAGTATGTTCTCCATTGCAAGTACTTCTGCAGTTCTTTCTGCTAACCATTTTTTGCCTTGGAGTTCCCATTCAGGAAGTCTATTATTAGTATTAAAATCTACAACTGTAGTTTCGTGATAATCTCTATTGGAGATATCATCAACAAAACTAATTGTTACATTTTTAAAATGGCGAACTCTTCTTAACCAAGTAAAGATTGCTTGAGGCAATTTTTCTCTACTAATTAATTCTGTTAAATTTCTACCAGCAGGTATAACCATTTTTACTGTTTTATTTATTTTAGGTCCAGATAGTTTTTTAACTAAACTGTATTGATTAGATACATTACTATTTGTGCCTAATTGCTGTATGGCAGTTTTTTTATCAATTGACATAAGTCCTCTTTATGATAATTAGAGTTATTACTAATATTATTTAGAAATTTATAAAAATCTTTTTTATCATAGTAATCTTCTGTGTATTTAATATACAGATAAAATAAAAAAGGATTTTCTTTTTCTATAATAGATAAATAACCACTATCTATAAATATGTCAAAGCATTTATTATTATAATAATAATAGGATTGATTAGTTAAAAAATCTCTTTTAGATTTATAAATGATTTTTCTAATTATTTTAAATAAAAAAGTTTTAATTTCACAAGTAATAAAATAAAACAATCTGTAATTTTTTTTATACTTAGGTTTTCTTTTATGTACCTTATTTAAATGCATTAAAAATGCTTCAACTAAATGATCTTTGAAAGAAAGATCATTTTGCAAAAGGTAGTTTTTGTACTTCTTTAACTTCCAATTTAAAGTTGCAATTGGACGATCATCTTTTTCTAATAATTTTAATAAAGTATATAAAGTTATATTTTTGTTATATTGTTTTGCATTAAATAAGTTAGTTATAAAATCAAAAAAGGAATCCACTGCTATAAGGATAAAAGCAATAGACTCCTTTTTTGAAATGTAACTCGACTTGACTTTACTCTGAGAATTTAAAGTAAAGATATTATGATAATGCAAAACAAAATCATTATAGTCAACAGTTATATATAATGATTTCTTTTTTGGTTTTATTATCATTTTTTCTTTTTGACAAGATAAGCATTGAATAGATCTATCCAATCATCTAAACGCATAGTTACTAAAATATCAGCTCTATCGTCTCTAGTTATAGCAACTGGTATTTTGCCATTTACATTAGCATCATCAATAGCTTGTCTAAGTGCAGCTTTTATATTGCATCTTTTATGTCTTTTAGCTTCTATATGAAGTATAGGCATATCAACATCGGATACTTCAGAACCACCTGATCTAGTTTGACCAATCCCTCGTTTGGCTGTTAGTTTAGTATTTTCTGTAAAATACTTAGCTAACTCTCTTTCAAAAGCAGCACCTTTTGTTCTTGCTCCTCGACCTCTTGAAGCCATAATAAATCCTTTACAATTATGTTTTTATTTTAAAATCAATTTTATCTGATTCACTAATTTTATCTATTATGTTATATTCTAATGCTTTTTGAGTGTCAAACCAATAAGAAGTTTTACCTTCAAAATATTTGTTCCAAATGCTTTTTTTAATTTTAGCTTTTCTTTGTATAAGTCTATCTGCAATTACTTTTGAGTTTGCATAGTGAGATGCAAACTCATTCATCTCGCTAGAAGAAGTAATAGCTGAACCATCTACTACAGGCTCATGGTAAAAGAAACTACAATTAGGTGTAGCTATTCTATAATCAGCAGCACTTAATATAATCAAACCAGCAGAAGCACATAAACCTGTAGCTTGAATAATAACAGGGTTAGGTAATTGAGTTATACAATCATATATAGCTAAAGCGTCTGTTAAGTTTCCACCAGGTGTATTTAAATGTATACCAATTGTATCTTCTGTATCTAAATGGTTTAAATGATAAAGCTGTGATATTAAAGAAGTAGCTGATTGAGCATTTACGTCTTGATTGAAACTGATAACGCGGCTATCAGGTCCATAAAACAATATTGAGTTTGGTTCCCATACAGTGTTGATCTTTTCTTGTTCCTCAAGTGCAAATAACATTTGAATTAGTTCTTCTTTATTCATGATAACCTCAATTTAATATTAATTGTTTTAAATATTCAGAAGTTATTTTACCAATTTCTTTATAAGAAATTTCTATGTATTTGTAATCTGCATCTAATAAAAATGTTTTCTTTCGATTATCTCTATACTTAATGTTAAAAAAGTTTTTCTGTTTTTCTTCATAGCTTATATCTTTTGTAAAAGATGTAGAGTGATAATGTTGTCTGCCATGTAATTCTATAATTACTCCAAACTCATCTATCCACCAATCAACAGCATCTTTATTATTAGGATAATCATCTACAAGAAATGATAAAGGTACTTCTTGATAGCAACCAAATTGCCTAAAGAAAGAATCGTTTGCAAATATGTCACGTACTTTATTATGGAAATTAGAAGCATTTTCATAATAAAAGAATTGATTCTTAAGTACACTTCTACTTTTCAAAATTACCTACAACAATCTCTTCATCTTTATTGAAACCTAATACACCTTTCGATACAAGAAATTGCACAAGTGCAGTCCATAAAGAATCGTCTTCTATGTGATGAAAATGACCAGTAGCACTTATTTGTTCTATATATATCTTTTGGCTCGGTTCATGTAATAAAGCTACATATTCACATAAACTTCTTTTTACAGTTGCTAAATGAGTCCAAGGTCCACCATAGAATAAGTCTGATGGAAGATTTATTCTTATCTTAGATGCTAGTACAAAATCACCGTAAGTTGGCATTTAAGCACTCCTTTCTTTTTATACAGTTTTTTTCATTACAGTAAAATCTAGGTTTAGGTTTTCTTTTTTTGTAATCTTTAAATAAAGATTTAAAATTATCCGTATTTACTTCTTTGTAATCTTCTAGGTCTATTGTTATATGTTTTAATCTATAGTCGCGTTGATTGCGATTTCTAAATGTAGGAGTAGGAATATATAAGAAATGCATCTTAACTGGTTCTCTTCTACGTTTTTGTTTAGTATGTATTTTTCTTAATATCTTTAATTTAAAGTAATTCAATGGGTTATTTTTTATATTAAATTCATCTAAATCTTTTGCAAAACATATAAGATGATAGTATGCGTCTTTATTTTGTTGTATTAAAATAAGATCTAAATTTAATTTTAATTCAATATCATCCATTTTTACTACAGGTTTGTAATCTACAAAACCAGGCATATATTTTTCTGTTGGAAATAAGTCAATATACTTAAAAAACAATTGACTATAAAAAGAGTGTAAATAACCTAAATCATCAATTGTGTTTATATCTGAGTAGTATTTTTTAATTAAAGTTTTTAAATAGTTATTTAAAAATAAATCTATATCTTTTAATTCTTTTTTTAAAATTAAATAATTTAACTTTAAAATTAAATCTTTAAATAAACATTGAGCTATAGAAAGCTTGTTAATATTACCGCCTAAATAATGTAAGTAATTGCAATAAGAGATTGTAATTACTTCATCTTCGTTATAACGTTCCATAAACTAACGATGTTGTTAAAGCTGTTACAATTACGCCACTGATTACAAGTGCAACTGTAGTTTTAAATTGTAGTTTTTTATATTGACTAGTTTTTAAATTAAGCTTCTTTATAAGTTCTTTTTTATCTTTTATAAGTTGATCATTATAAGATAAACAATCGTCATTTATTGTGTCTATTAATTTATCGCAAATTAAACGTTGTTCATCTATGCAATCTGTTTCATTATTAGATATACGATTCATTTCTGTTTTAATGTCTTCTAAATCAGCTTTATACAACAGTATTCCTTCAAATGGAGCAGGAACTGTTTGTTTTAAATAAACGACCTTATCAATTTTAAAAGTAGAAGTTAATTCATATTCAAAAAAATGAGGTTGCCAAGTAGAAGGATTTAATCCTAAATTAAATCCTTCAGCACTAACAGATAAACTAAATAAAGATAATAATAAAAATATTATTTTTTTATACATTGTTGTAATATACCTCCACAAATTAAACAATCTAGCTCACTAGAATTTATATTATTGTCTTTTAATGCTTTAGCAACAGTTTTGTCACATTTTTTTTTCATAGAATCTTCTTTGTTACGAAGATCTTCTATATGTTCTGCTTGTCTTTTATTTAGCTGTTTGATAGCAGCTTTCTTAGCGTTAATGTCGTCTTCACAAATACTATCTCTATCACATGTAGGAGATATTGAAATTCCAGCAATAAAGCCTATTAAAAAAATAGCTAAATAAATAAGTTCTTTTTTATAAGCAATTAAAAATTTTAAAACTTGCTCAATCATAATATCTCCTATTTAAATCATTTAAATGATGATTTAGATTCTTGTGTTTGTTCGTAAAGCTTACGAATATGTTTTGAAAGATAAATGGGTTTCATTTCATAATCTTTCATTTTAGCTTCTTTGATACTACATATAGTATAATTTACAGAAGTAATATTTCCAACTTCAGGAGTAATATAGCCTCTTTGAATCAAAGTTTTCCTTACTCTTTCAACTGTATTACCAATATAGCTATTGCCTGCTTCAAGGTAATAGAAAACTTTTTTACTGTGTAGGTAGACACCTAAATCTTTATCACTAGACATTTTTTAACCTTATATTATCTGATTGTTTATCTTGCGTAGAAGATTCTAACAAAATTAATGTTTTACCGAAACTAACATTTTCAATTGAATGTAATGTATCAGGTTGTATACAAAAACTTTCTTTTTCATTTAAAGTGCAAGTTTCTTTTAAACTTCCATCTTTTTTATACAAAGATATATTTGCAACACCTTGTACTACATAAAATGTTTCATGCTTCACTTTATGATAATGTTTAGAAGTAGAACAACCTTCATAAATATTTAATTCTTTTGTACAGTATAAATCGGTATTTATAAAGATTTTTTCAAATCCCCAAGACTTATTAATAATATCAAAGTTTTGTAAATAACCTGTGTAATCTTTACTCTTCATTATATTCTTCACTATCTACAAATATTACTTTACGTCCATCAGATCTAACTTGACCAGAGTCTTTTAAATCTTGAAATTGATGTATTTCATTTGTTGCATCATCAACAGATACAGGTTTTAAAGAAACAGTAGAAGGATCAAGATCTACAATAAGTTTATCTTTAAATCCGCTAATTTTGTTTTTTGTAAAATGTAATAATAAACGAGGACGCATATTATTTTCCTCATCACGCCAAAAGATTTCGGCATGTTGTTTCCTATCATGCATATCATTGTATACATGCCAAATAACGTTAGGTCTATACATCAAAGCTCTTGCGTCTGCTAGATCATCATCAACAGGTAAAGACAACTTAGAGTTGTCTTTTGGCATATTCTTACGATACTCAGCAGTAGCAATCATAGCTGCATGATATTTAACAGTTAGATTCTTTTGTTGATTAGAAATAGCTGTCATTCTACTAGATTGTTCTAGATTCATAAAATCAAGATAATTGTGAGTATTGTCACAAACCATCATAATTTTACGATTAGGAAATCTCATACGATAATGTTTGAGATTTCTTTCTAGTGTAGATAATGTAGCACCATCTTCTGAATCGATAATAACAAGACGTTCTTTTTCAATAAGCTCTTTAAATATACGATTAGCTTCTTCATGAGCGTTAGTATACTCATAAGGCATATCAGATAAGTGTAAATTAGGTTGGACTACCATACCAATAGTTAATGCAACTCCATCAGGATAAGCCATTCTGTAAATGTTGGTTTTAATACGTGGCTCGATTTGTTCATATGAGTCGTCTGTACTGTGAATAATAACAGTAGCGTTTTCATCACTCATAGCAATATCAGTAGCAATCATAAGACAAGTAGCAGTCTTACCTGAGTTGGCACGACCACCTACATACATAAGTGCACCACTAGCCCAAGACATACCCCCATTCATATTATTAGAAAAATCTTTAAAATAGTCCATTTTAAAAGATGTTGAATTTTCATCATCTGCTGCAAGTGTTCTAAGTTCTTGCATAGCATCGAAACGTGACACTTGGTAATTAATACCAATAGTATCTGTTTTAAATTCTTTTTCAATGTAATCTAAAGACTGTTCATAAGAAGCAATATGAGTCCTAACATTATCAGGGTCATCCATTACAGATCTAAGATGTGATTCAGATACAGTTTTAATTCTATCTAAACGCTCTGAGAATCTATTATTTCTAATAGAGTTAACGTCTGAATGAATAGAAGACGTAGATACAGAAGTATGTTGAGCTAACTCCTTTACAAGTAAATCTCTTTTGACTGCTGTTTCTTCAGAAGCAATAATAGGTATCATTTTTTGACAGATGTAGTCAGGCGTTTCATTTTGACCAAATGAGTTTAACTGCCATTGAAAGGCAGTTAAACGTGTTAAGTTATGAAAATGACTAGCGTCGTCTTTGTCAAATAAATACTCATCAGGATCTTTAAAGCCTTCAGGACCTTCTACTACAAAAGCATTGATACCAGAAGTAACTTTAAGTATATTTTCTAATACACGATGGGTAGCAGCAAATCCTGCTTGGTCCCAATCAAAACAAAGGTAAATCTTTTTAATACCTATTTGTTTTAAATACAATAAATGAGATTCAGTAAATGCAGTACCACAAACAGCTACAGCATTTTTAATACCTAAACGGTAGAGCTGCATGAGGTCACCAGGGCCTTCTACGATGTATAGACCATACTTCTTTGCATCTCTGTATGCCACGTCAATACCCATAAGAGCTTTTGATTTTTTATACAAATCGCTTTCTGGAGTATTAACGTATTTAGGTATAGTATTATCTTGTTCTGATAATTCATTACGACAGATAAAACCAATAGTTCTTTTAAGATGATCTCTAATAGGGAAAGTAATTTTATCTTTACCAAAAAAAGATTGATACTTAGTTTTAATAAACGAACTATCATTAATAAATGAAGAAGACCAGCCAAGATCAAGAAGTTGCTCTAAAATAACTTCTTGATCGATAGAACCTAAACCTAAATAAGGTTGAATCCAATTGCGATCCTTAATATAGCTGTTTTCACTCATCTTTTGAGAAGCCAATATATTACTAATATCTTCAGCTAATTTATATAAAGAAATACGTTCTTTCTGTTGCGGTGTGAGGGCACCTGGAGAGTAAGGTATATCCAAGGTGTCGCAAAGAGATGGAATGGTAACAGTGAGCCATTCAGCACCATTAGTAGGTAAGTTGTCAAAGTGATTGGCTACAGAAAAGATATCACCGTAATAACCGCAACTAAAACATTTAACTGTTTGATTATCTGTTTTAGGATTCAATGACATACTAGGATTAGTATCATCATGAGCAAAACAAACAAATTTTTTGTAAGGATCAAAATCCTTACCAAGTTTAATTTGTAGATACTCAGGTAGTTTCTCTCTTAGTAAAGAAACTACCTCGTCAATATCTGTTATATACATTTTTAAATTTCCTTTATTCGACAAGTGAAAGAGGTAGCTACAGATTCAGAAGCATAATATGTTGCAAAATCTATAGCGGAAATTAAATCTGACAGTTGAAACTGTTTAAAACAATTATATAAATAAGAAGTGAGAGATCCGATAAACACATCTCCAGCACCTATAGTGCATATAGGTAAATTATTTTTAACTTTGCAAGAATAAATTAAATTACCTTTGTGAAATAAATTAACATGTGTTGAGTAAGTCACTATAAGATAATCAAATAGTTCTATAAACTCAGTATTAAAAACATCTGTAGATGCGAGTTTAAGAATTTTAACTTTAGCATGTACGATATAGTCTCTTAATAAAGAACAATACTTTGAGTCTAC